CACGGATATTAAATTCTTTGTAATCACTGATCCAGATCAGACATATTATATTCAAGCTTCTCTTTCTTTATCAGCTAATGAGCTTTTAATAGTGAAGAATTATAATTGTACTGTAAGTTCAACTGCCAGTTCAGGTAGTACAGTTACAGGCCAATCAAGTTATTATCTTGATGGTGCGTCTGGTGTGGAAACCGCAAAGGGAGTTGCACGAGTTGTTGGAAGGGCTAAGTTTCCTGATGAAAAAGATGGAGATGCATTTCCAATAGTCGAGGTGTGGTTAAACCTGCATCGAGACAGATTTGTGACAGCAACCGCTGCCGCAGCCCTATAGGAGGAATGAATAATGGCTATTAATAGAGCTAGTATTGCTAAAGAACTCCTGCCGGGGCTAAACGCTGTATTCGGTATGGAGTATGGAGAGGTTAATAACGAGTTAGAACCACTCTTTGAAATTGAAAACTCAGATCGTGCATTTGAAGAAGAAGTTCTCTTCACCAGTTTCGGGTCAGCCCCGGTAAAAGGTGAGGGAGCGTCTGTCTCGTATGACGATGCTCAGGAAAGCTACACAGCACGTTATACTGCTGAGACTGTAGCATTGGCCTTTGCAGTTACGGAAGAAGCAATGGAGGATAATCTTTATGATACCTTTGCTAAACTCCGGGCTAAAGGGCTTGCCAGAGCAATGGCAAATACGAAACAGGTAAAAGCTGCAAACGTATTCAACAATGGTTTCGCTGATACTATTGGTGATGGCGTAGCATTCTTCTCCGTTTCACATCCAACCGTAGGTGATGGTCTACAGAGCAACTTAATTGCTGCTGCTGATATATCTGAAGCTACTCTTGAAACCGCATTAACCAATGTACAAAAGATCCAAGATGATCGAGGTATTCTAATTGGTGCGAGTGCTGTTTCTTTGCATATCCCTGTTGACTCATGGGCAATTGCAGATCGTATTTTATCTAGTCCCGGCAATACTCAAACGAGTTCCCAAGGTGCTAATCCAAATACAAATGCAATCAATGCTACTCGTCATTTGGGTATGCTTCCTGAAGGCTATCATATCAACCGAAGGTTTACTGATACGACTTCTTGGTTTGTTAAGACTGACGTACCAAACGGAACTAAAATGTTTGTACGTTCACCTCTTCAGACTAAGATGGAACCTGACTTTGATACTGGCAATCTTCGATTTAAGGCACGAGAACGTTATAGTTTCGGTGTCTCAGATTGGCGAGGCTGGGCTGGTAGTCAAGGAACGTAAGTCGAATTGTGGGAGAGTACGTAAAACTACTCTCTCACTACCTTAAGGAGAAACTATGACTACAAACATTAAAGTAGCACAAAATGTAAGTAGTGATGGAGCAATTATAACAGGGTTTCGTTATATTGATGTCAACACTACTTTAGGAGATATAGGGACAGGTTCCAGTCCTACTCCTTCAACAACAAGAGTTCTCGCTATGCATACTTATTCAACTCTTGCAGGTGAAATTAACATTACAGGATCAAAGCAAATTACAAATAGGACAGCTAAAGGAACAGCTATTCGATATCGTGTGGGAGCATTAGATTCTAATGACCAATATATAGGAGATATGGGAGTAGGTGTTCATGGAGTTGTAAGTGTTGCGACATCTGGAACAGGAACGATGCTTCCTACAATCACACTCTACATAGGTTAGCATGGTTGCATACTCATACCTTAAAACAGATGTTATTCAAACGTCTGAGAATGAGTCTACCGAATTTGCCAGTGCAATATCTTTCTTTGTAGATCGTACAGAATTAAGACTTCTGAAGGATCTGGATGATGTTGGACTAGATGAGTTTGGTAGTATAACTCTCAGTGCCAATAATCCTATTGTTAGTTTAAATGACAGAGTTCACATTATTCGTAATGTAAATTTCACTACCAGTGTGTCCAGTCTTAAGACAAGTTTACTTCAAAGGACATACGAGTATGCTATTGATTTCTGGCCTTATGCCAGTGCTTCTGTAGGTACACCAAAATACTATTCCAGAAAAACTAATTCATCTATTTACATAGTACCTACCCCTACGTCTACTCTGACAGGAGAAATACAGACAGTTTCCAGACCATTACCTTTGTCTTCCGCTACAGGAACAAGTGTAACAACTCAGAATTATTTTAGTAATTATTGTTATGATGCTCTCTTTGCAGGATGTATGGTGGAAGCTACTATGTTTATGAAGGATTGGAATACACTTCCGGTCTGGCAGACACAGTATCAAACAGCTATATTGGCATTACGCAATCAGGCTAGAAGGACTAGACAGGATGATATGGAAGTTGCGGCCTCTCCTGCTGGCGGTCCTGATACAATCACTCAAGGAGCTAGTTAGTGACTAACAGATCAAGTGTGTCAAAACAAATTATGAATCCGGGAAATAAAAAAATAAAAAAAGTAATGGGTGAATTTAAAAAGGGAAAACTTAAAAGCGGTACTTCTAAAAAGAAAGTAACAAATAAAAAACAAGCTATAGCTATAGCATTAAGCGAAGCAAGGAAGAAAAAAAGGAGATCTTAAAATGGGATTAGGACCACATACATTATTAGAACGGCCAGCAAAGCTGAATGAAATACTTGGTAAGCCTACTGGACAGGGATTTGGTGCTGCTCGTAAAGGACCATCAGTAGTAGGGAAGCCACAGAATGTCGTTGTTGATGAAGCTTATCCGCAAGGAAAGTCCTTTAAAATGGATACGTCTGATAAAGACAGTACTTATGGGGAGGCTTAATTATGTCAAAAGCTAAAGTTATAGTTAAAGTTGGGAACGACTTTTTTAGAATTGCAGAAAATATATTTAAGATGTTTAAAGGTTCCAAGGATGTTCTTAAGTCATCTCAAAAGGCTGCAACAGATGCAGGAAGAACTATAAAGAATGCATCACAAAGTAAAATAAAAGATCAAGCTAGATTGAGCAGGGCCGATAAAGCCGATGTAGCAAGGAGAGGTCTTAAAACAGCAGATGATAAGACAAAAAATATAGATCTTAAATCAAGATATCTTAAAAACGGCAAACCTAGTGGTGCTGCTGGTAGTAGAACTACTAGTGGTACTGGTAGTAGAACTACTAGTGGTACTGGTAGTAGAACTAGTGGTACTGGTGGTAAAAAAACTGATAAGTATCCTTGGAGTACAAGAAAACCTAAAACTAAAACTACTCCAGAACCTCCTAAAGCTACCCAAGCTCAAAAATTAAGAGACGCTGATGTCTCTAAAGGTACAAAGATAAATCTTAAAAACGCTGCATCAGACAATATTGCAATGAGAGGTGCTAAAAGATTAGGGGAGGTTATAACAAAGGGAGGTAAAAAGTTTATAAAAACAAAAACTGGAAAATTAATTGCTATTGGTGGCGGTCTTGCTGGTGTTCACTATATTGGTAAAGCTATAGATAAAAGTATAGCAGGAACAAATGGAGCAGCTACTACATCTTCTGGAGCAGCTACCACAACTAAACCTAAACCTCCAATATCTGGTAGACCTCTTGGCCCTCCTCAAAGAAAACCAACTTATAAGAAAAAACTTCCTAAACTAGATTCTGCTGGTGCAGGACTTACTACAACTGAGGATGAAGCAGATAGACCTAATGTTGCTAAGCCTAAAACTTTAGAACAAAAATTAAAAGCAAAGTTTGTTAAATTTCGTGGAGGAGAACCTGCTTTTGGTAAAAAAGGATCAGATGCTGCATGGAAAACTGAAGTACTCAATATGAGGGAAGGATCTGAAGGTGGCTATACCTATACTGATCAACAAAACTATGACAAAATTATAGCAGAAAGAAAAGAACTTGCTTCGGCCTCAAAAGGAGCTACTAAAAAGAAACGTGGTGGTGTAATTAAACGTAATAAAGGTGGGCCAGTACGTGGAGTTGGGAAAGCTCTACGAGGATATGGAAACAACGCCATCTATTCTAATAAAATGTATTAAGGGAGATTATTATGGCTGATGAACGTGGCTTTTGGGATAGAATATTAGAAGGGGTTGATCTAGGTGATTATAATCCTAGTAATTGGTCAGGTGAAGATATCTGGAATACTATCTCTGGCCCATTTGCAGTATCACAAATGGGGAAGGATGAAGATGTAGGTGCTATTTATAATAGATTATCTCCAGAAGAAAAACAGGCATTTCATGATAGGCAGAAAGGAATTAATGTTACTACAGAAAAACCCTTTATGTCAGTATCTAGAACAGGAGAGCCACGATCTCAAGCTTCTGCTATGCCTACAAGAGAAGATATTATAAGTAGATTACTTGCTTCTAAAAGTGGCCCTGCTATAACACAGGGTGGAGGATCTCCTCAAACTAGGGAAGGTCCATCTGCGTTGAAAAGAATTGGAAGTGCGACAAAACAATTTTTTGGTGAAGATCCTAAATCCGTTGCCGGAAGACCTCCAATTGTTCCTAATCCGCGTGCTTTGAAAATAGAAGCAGCAAAAAAAGCGGCTGTTAATAAAAGACAAGCAGCACTGGAACTGGCTCGTAAGAGAAGTCTGTCGGAAAGAGAACGTATTAAGACAGAAGCGGCCCGAAAGGAAACACAAAAAGCAGTAGGTACTCTGTTAAAAGACAGACAAACAGCACCTAAAAAAGCAGACATTCGTTCTGGTGAGAAAGCAGAGACAAGGAGAAAGATAGCTGCTGCAAAGAAAAAACGATACCAGCCAAGAACAGTCTCAGAGATAGCAAAGACAAAGGAAACACAAAAAGCAGTAGGTACTCTGTTAAAAGACAGACAAACAGCACCTGATGAAGTCGTTATTGAATCTGCTAGGAAAGCAGAGGCAAAGAGAAAGGCGGCTAAAGAAAAAGCTAGAATAAGTAAAGTTAAACCAAAAGTTGTGAAGACAAAAAAGAAAGTAGTTGCAGAAAAGAAAAAACCCAGAAGTATAAAAGAAGCTAAAAAAATGAAAGAACTTTATTACTTTAATAAAGATGGTAAAAAAATGGCTGCTGTTACAAAGGAAGATTTAGCAGACTTTAGGAAAAAAACAGGAAATCCTAAAGCTACATTAAGACAGCTTTTAAATTCCATTACGGGTAAAACTCAGAAGGGGATGTATAGAACTGCTAAAAAAACAGGTGGAGGTGTAGGACTCCATACTGCTGAAATGCGATCTGCTGGAAAAGATCTTCATAAGCCCCAATCTAAAATCAAGAAGCGTATACATGAGGAAATTACATATGCCAAGAAGGGCGGTAAAGTAGGCAAGAAGAAACAAGGCTACAAAGCTCGTAAGGATGAATCAATTGCGATGAGGGTTAAGAAGAAACGGACCAAGAAACAACTCAAGGCAAGTAGGTCTGACTCCTATGGTAAGTTTGGAAGTGGTAAAGGTAAAGGTAAGATAAATCGTTTTGGTTCTTCTTT